CTACCGGATCTTTTTGAGTCCCTAATACCGACATTTTTTCTTTAGGCTTACCTTCTGGTTGTGGATCTCTTTCATCATATCCTGTTGGAACTTCTCCTCTTGGTCTGTCTCCGTATAGAGTTGCAAGATCGTGTGGTGTTCCAAATGATTGACCTGTTACTACTGGATCGTTTCCTTCATTCTCTATTTGAGATAACCTGAAATCACGTTTAGCATCTTCTCTTACTAGATCTCTCATCTCGTTATACTTATCTTCTGATAAGTTAAAGATATAGTCGTAGATATAGTCTGATGAGAATAGTTTAGTTGCTTGCATTTGAGTTGCTAAGTCAACCTTCTCTTTTAATAGAGCTACTTTTTCTTGTTCAAATATAATAGAAGATGTAGATAATTTAATTTCAAAGTTTGTTAAAGACTCTCCTCTAAATCCTTGTGAATATAAATGTACTAAAGCAATTTTAGTTAATTCACTTTCTACAATTTTTTGGATTCTTTCTACTGTTCTTGCAAAACGAATATCTTCTGCTGCTAGGGTTGCTTTACCTGTAAGGTCTTTTTCAAATCCAAAATAAGCTTTTGGTACTTTTAAAGCAGCAAACATTTTATCTCTCAAGTACTCAACGTCTTTTATTCCGTCGTACTCTAATCCTTTTGTAGTTTCAATTTTTGTAGAAGTATCTCCTCCTCTTACTGGAAGGTAAAAATCTTCCATCATATTCATCATATTGAATTTCAGGTTATATTCACCTGTTTGTGGATCAATATAAGGAGTCTTTTTAATACTATTAATTGTCTTTTGCATGAACTGTTCTACCTCATTTGGAGGAATAGCTCCTACATTTATATAAAACATTCTCTTTTCAGGAGCTCTCATGATACGGTGAATCAACATCGCATCTTCCATCAAAGTCATTTGTTTATAAATTTTTCTAGCTGGTTCTATGTAAGATCTACCATAAGGAAGATAATTTGTATCTGCAATTAATCTAAAGTGCGCTACTTCATAGTTGTCTAAGTTGACAACTGATTTATTTGAGTTTGGAATATAGTTTGGATCTGCTGAAGAAGCAAGTCCGTCTGGATCAATGGTGAAGGTTACTTTTGTTGGATTGTTTTTATCTACTCCTTCATGTCTTACCATATGGTAAACTGTATATGGAAGTACATTGTAAACTCCAAATTCTTCTGAGATTTCTAATTTTAAGAAGAAGTCTCCGTATTTACACATATTTCTAACCCATGACCAAAGATTAAACTCAATGTTTAGTACATCATAGTAAAGGTTATATAAAACTCTTTGAATATTTTCATCTGAGGATTTAATAGCTAAAACTTCTCCGTATTCATTCTTCAATGTAGATTCGTCTGCTAGAATATCTAGGGTAGAAGCAATATACGGATCTGTATCCATTGCTTCGTAATCAGAGTATAATTGAACCCTTAATGTCTGATAGTTCAGATTAGGGTTAAATATATTCTTATTATTATAAATGTATAGACGTGAGAATCTGTCTAGTAGTGCATTAGTTTGATACTTACCTGTGGTCTGTATCTGATTAATATCAGCTATTTTTAATTCATCTCCTCCTATATTTCTAACCAATATGTCTGTTGAGAACAGTCTCTGTAGATTGGAGAATAGATTTCTTTCTGCCATTGTAAAATATTTTATTTATAAATAGGAAGTTATCCTAATAGCCAGCTTAGGTCTTCATCCCCATGGCTCGTTTTCATAAGATACGGATTATTTTGCATAGGAGCAACATTGTATACTGGGGAAGCTTCTCTTTGGTTCATATTAACGAAAGTATTCATTTGAGCTCTAGTTAAATCCATTCCTTGCTGTCTCATTCTTACAGCTGTATCTCTTACATAAAGAGCAACTGCCAGTGGCATTACCAAGTCATCATTATATCCTACTTGAGCTTGAGGTTTTCCGTTCTTCCAAACAAAGACCCTTAACTCGGCCATTGTTCTTTTAGATTTAATTGTAACAGATTTCTCTCTAATATATTCTGTCAATTTAGCAATGACTAGAGGTCTTGTTTTTAAAGACATTGTAAATCCTGGTACTAATTTATCTCTTTCGAATTTAGCCATATACGATTCAACTGTCTCAGTTTCTGACTTAGATGAATAATAAAGGTTTTTATATTCTCTGGATATTACTTGTTCAATGGTTGACCATCCGATATTTGCATTTTCAATTACTAAAAGTGCATCGTTATATTCTGTTGCTACTCCTACCAGTACATTTCCAAATTCTTTAGGAGAAAGTTTCCCTTTATATTCTCCAACTTGAGTACATGAGTCAATATCGAATATATGGAAGGTAGAGTAGTCGGTAGAATCCCCTCTAGAAACGTCAGCAATAATCATATAAGATTTTTGATAATCTACTCCTTCCCATATCCATAGATTTCCATCTACTCCTCTCTTTTCTGCAGGTTCTTGAATAAATGTTTCTTCGTAGAATGATAATAGTTCCGGTTCTATTACAGTATCTCCTGATGATAAGAAGTCACAATCACATTCCTGTGCTGCTGCTCTTAATCCTAATTTCCTATCCTGTTCATCTCTCCAGGATTGTTCTCTTTCTGGATGTACTATCCATGGTAATTTAACTGGAATGAATCCGTTCTCTCCTGCTTCTGCATCTACCCAGGTTTTATGGAACCAGTTACCAATACCATTTGGAGTTGATAATGCCATACACTGTCCTCCTGTAGCAAGAGTCTGTTGTGCTGCAGTATATGTTTCTTCAATGTTATCAATGAAAGCAGCCTCATCTATTAATAATAAGGATACTGCTTCCGAACGAGCAGCATCTGTATTAGATGATTTAGCTGTTATTTTAGAACCGTTTTTAAGTCTAAGAGATAATTTATTCTTCTCTGTAAAAGGTAATTGTAACCATTTTGGTAGATTCTCATACATGAAAATCGTTTTGGTTACAAGGTTTCTAGCTGTTGCTTGTGTGATTGCAAGTGCTAGTACGTTTTTATCTTTATGGAAAAGCATTAACCAAAGTGAATATCCTGCTGCTAGGGTTGAGATACCAAGCTGTCTTGATTTTAAAGTGATAATGTAATTCTCATCTCTAAATAAATGTAAAACGCTTTCCTGGAATGGATAGAGGTTAAATAAAATTCTACCTCTTTTTGGGTGTTGAATATAACAGTATTTTCTCATGAAGTATGCCGGGTCTTTGGCACATTTCATATATTCTTGAGCTACTATTTGTTTTATATCTGGTTGACTCATATTATATATGTATATAATATAAATATAGGGATATAAAAAAACCCGCCTTTAGAGCGGGTTAGTTTTTTATTTTAAGAATTATTTCTCTTCTTTTTTAGCTTCTTTTTTAGCGAATTTCTTATCATACTCTTTTTCAAGTTTTTCAGCTTGCTTTCTTAAAGTCATGATATCTTTTTTCATTTGCTTTACTTTTTTAGCATCTACAAAATCTGCTCCTTCACCTTCTTCTAAAGATCCTACCTTAGCTTCTAACATCTCAGCAATCTCTTTCATTCTCTTCATTTTGTATTCATGACTTGCTTTGTTAGTTCCGTGCTCAATCTCTTGCATTAATTTCTCAATGTTTTCATATGTTGGAAGTGGTTCTGAGCTTATTTCTGATGTATCTATAGTATTGAATGCTTTTTCGTATGCAGCATCATTTGATACATTGTCTTCTAGATCATCTGAGTCATGGTATCCTTCTTTCTGAATTCCTAAAGCATCTTGTACCATTTCTACTAAACGTTTTTCTTTAGCAGTTAATGTTTCATGAATATATCCTGGCTGTTTTGTGTAGTCTTCTGGATTTTTAGGAACTTCCATTTCTTCTTTCTTTTCTTGTAAGTAAAGTTGATTGTCGTGAATTAGCTCTCCTACTAGGTCGTAATTTTCTTCTTGAAATTGTTCTAATTCTTCATCTGTTAATGGAGTTCCATCTTCATAATCTGCTGCTACAATATATGCATCCACAAAGTCTGGGAAGTCGTCCATATCGATGTTATCGATTTCAATTGAACTAACATCAACTGGTTTTCCGTTTAATGAAACCTCTTCTTTAAGAAGTTTTGCATTTTTTGTAAGTTTATTCTCTGTTAAGAATGCTCTTAAGTTAAAATTATCTGCCATTGTATTTTTGTTTTGTTTATAAATAGTTTACTTTTTTATTGCCGTTCCTGTAAAGGCTAATCTAGGTACTAAATCTGAGAATCCTGTTACAGTTATGTCTGTACCTACTGCATCTCCTATATCTTCTTGTGTACGGTAAATTTTATAATCTCTATTTTCGTTAAAAAAGAATATTGGTTCGTTAATAGTTTTTATATAATCTTTTGCAAGTTCTTTTGCTATTTGCTGTCTAACAGCATCTGCTGATGATGTATCTGCATCATCTATTTTAACTGCACCTTTATAAAATTTATCTAGTACTTTTTGAATTTGTGTCTTATCTTGAGTATATCTAATTAACTTATCAGTCCAGACTCCTCCTCCTTTTTTAAAATCTACTACTTCATCTTGTGGAATGTCTAATACTTTTGCCATATCTGTTAGTATCTTATCTGCTGTATACCCTCTTGATATGTGTTTTGCTACTGCAAGTATTGCATCCTTACCTTTAAATTCAACTACACCTTCTCCAGTTTCTACATCCCCTTTTTTTGGACTACTTGTATCATGTAAAAACGATATTACAGCAATCTCTCCTTTACCTACAGATTTCTGTCCTGCTCCTACTGTTAGTCCTATTATTGCATTTACATACGGTAATTCTATCCCAGTAATTTGCTGTAGTTTTGTTGATAAATTACCTTCTGATCCTAGACTTGTAAATGTGTTTGCAGGATTGTTAATCGAGTCTAACACTTTATCTTCAAAGTCATTCTTATCTGCATAGCTTGCAACAATTAAAGCCTGTTGATGATTTAATTTTTTATTTTGCTCTAAAATATCTAAAAGTGATTTTGTATAACCTTTTCCTGTCTTACTTACAATCTTATAAAGTTTGTTTATTTGATCTTGTGTTAGTTCAGTCTTTCTAGCATCAATAAGTGTTTGTAGATCTTCAAAAGATACATTATTCTGTTGAGCTTGCTGTTGAGATTGTTCCTCTTCTTTTATTACTACTCCGTATTCTGAATAGATCTCTTTCAATATTTTCATATCGTCAGGATTATTCATATCTGGGTATCCTTTCTTACAACGGAAAGCCCATTCGGTAACTATTTTATCTATTACGCTCATTAAAGTGCTTCTGGTGTTTCTTCTTCTGGCCCTCCTGCTGGTGTTTCTGCTCCAAATTCAGCTCCTGCTGTTTCACCACCTTCCGGTGCTGTTTCTGCTCCAGGAAATTCTCCTCCTCCACCTGTTGGTGCTGGTGGTGTTTCTGCTCCAAATTGTTCAGAACCTGGTTCTTCTCCTTGAGAAATTGGTCCATTTATTAGAATTCTATTTAAAGCATCTAAGGCTTGTTGGTAGGAAGAAACTGTTCCTAAGTAGTAGTTTTTTCCTTCTATGTTTGCATCAAAATCTTTACCCATCCATTTCATATTAAATGTCTGTCCATTTTTTAATACTACTGTAAATGTAGATGGTTTTGGTGCAACCCATTTTACATCCTCTACGAATTCATCGAATTCAGGAGTCATTAGTTTTACTAATGATTTTTTTACGGTAGGAAATTTACCTAATATCTCTTGAGTTGAGGTTTTTAATGCAGGTATTTCTGGTGTTTCTCTTAGTAGGTCGATATATGCTTCTACTATAATATCTCTTAGTTCTGATCTCTTCATTAGTCTCTAAATTTGCAATTTTTTTGACCTGTTAAATATGGTGTCGGATGTGAAGTTCCTTTTACATGAACATGTCCACATTTATGGCAACAGGTACCTTTAGCTTCTCCTAATGCTGCTACTACTATTTGTGGTTGTGGTTTATTTACTTCAAAATCTAAATACTGTCTTGCTGCAGATAGATTTGCTTTTGCATTCACAATTTTTGCTTGCCACCAGTGAGGAAAATCAATTTCTTCTTGTCCTTCAAATTGAGAAACCATTTGATACAGGCTTTTTGCCGATTCCATTATGCCGTAAAGATCTCCCAGTAACATTCCTGGTTCGTCATCCTCATGTCCTAAGTCCATATCCTCTTTCATATTTTTAGCAATAGCCTGTCTTCTATTACCTAAATACTTATCAGTAGAATCTACTTTTCCGTCATTGTTAATATCCTTATCTTCTTTTCCTACTGGATCTAATGCTTCATTTTTGTTAGACATATAAGCTGCAATAGCCATTTCTCTTTTCTTTTCTTTTGATTTTCCTTTGAATTGAGGAGCTTTTGATTTTGCGAAGTCTTTTATGTAGGTTTCTGGTTTTGATTTAGGGCCTAATACTTCATTTATTCCTTCTCTATCTGCCTCAAATCTATCTTGATTTGCTAAACTTTGTGAAGCTGCTGCTTTTGCTCTGTCAATTAGAGATAAGAGGTGTTTGTGTTTAATGTCTTGTGTAGTAGATGCTTGTACCTGTGCTTGTTTGTGTAATCTTTCAAATTTAGCAGGTTCAGTTTCGTACATAATCATTAACTTAAGAATCATATTCCTATCAGCCCTTGTATCTACTCCTTCTGAGATATTTCTATCTAATTGTGAAGGATCCATTTGCTGTGTTTTTAATTCTGCATCTAAATATCCATAAGCTGCTTGAAGGTAGTCGTATGCTTTTATAATTTTAGCTTGCCACCAATGAGGAAAGTCAACTTCCTGTTCGTTATCGAAATTATCAAGCTCTTTATAGAGCATTGAAGCCATTTTAGCAATTCGATAAACATCTTTCTTAAGCATTGCTGGTTCATCATCTTGATGTCCTACATCTAAATCTTCGTTTAGTTCTTTTGCAAATTGAGAAGGGTCTGTTGGTGCTTGCATTGCTGCCATATTATCATACTCTTCATCTGACGGTTCTCCAACATACTTTTTCATTGCATCACTTAGTTTATCTTCTAGTTCAGGAGTAGGTAGAGAGACAGTATTACCTTGTGTTATCACAAAATCTACTAGCTCCATTGGCTCGTTTCCTAGGTTTAACATAATAGCTGTTCCTTCTGGGTTTAGATTGAATTTAAAAGTGTCAGATCCTTTATCGTTTCCATACTCTACATGGATGTTAAAGTTGTCTGGTTTTAGTCCTGTAAGTTTTAGCCCTACTACTTCATCTCCTTGAGCTCTTAGTACCTTTAGTAGAGATTTTGCAACAACTCTTCCTACAGCTTCTGATTCTTGAGTAGTGTACTTTCTGTCTGCTTCTTCTAATTGCTCTGTGCTAGGATCTACAAGTTGTACGTCTATTCCTTTATCAGTATATTTCTTAATTTCGGAATCAGATGTTCCTTTTTTTAACTCTACTGATCCTTTTTCAACTTCTAAAAGTCTCATTAATTTTTTCATTTGCTAGTCTATAAATATAGTAAATATTCTCCCATTATACAAATAAATAGGAATTTTTTTTATTGACAATGATAATTTAGGTATCTCTGTAATGCTTTTGCATAGTGAGTACCTTTATCTTTTAATCCTGCTTTTGCAGTTCTTACTTTTGAACATGTTAGTTTTCCTAATCTGTCTTTTAGTATTCCTGGCTTAACAGGATCATCTATTCCTTCTTCTAAAGTTATTGCAGGATCGGGTGTCATAAATCCTGGCTTTCTCATAATAGTCTTTGCTAGTGCTTGATTTACCTGACTAACAAAAGGAATATTTATACTACTATTCTTATCTTTAACAACAAACTCTCTGTATCTTTTAACAAAGCTTACAAAAGCCTCTTTCTTGTTAGATAATCTGTTAAAAAAAGATATTAACTCATCTGTTGTAATCTCTCTACCATTTCTAGGATCATTTAATCTATCAAAGAAGTGGTTACCAAATTCAATATCGATAGGATCTAGTTCTGAATCAGCATGTCTCTCAACTGAGTCTAGTTCAGAAGAGGTCATTTCTTCTATTTCCATTAATTCTTTTCCTGCTTTTACAGCTGCTTTATAAGCTTTACTTCCTTTTCTTGCAGGCTTTCTACCGCTTTTTCGTTTAGCATTTATATTATCCCAAAGGCTTTCTTCGAGAACTTCCTTAACTATCTTTCTTAGTTGATTTTTTTTCATTCTCTAGAGTATAGTAGTAAATATTTTCATTCCCTTTTTCCATTGTCCATTTATCAGAAACTGATTCGCAGAACCATTCTTTGTTATCAATCATCCAATCTGGTTTTTCAGGGAATGGTTGAGTTACAAAAGACATATCTCTCCACATTAACCTGTTATTTGGCTGGAGAGTAAAATTTCCATTATCTAACTTGATTAGATGTGCTGCTTTATATTGTGTAGGTTCGTTAGAATACGGATTGTTAAACCAATCAAAAGTCATGATATAATTACCCCACTCTTTACTTCCGTCTTTAAAT